TTATAACAAGAAAGGGTATCAAGAGAGGAAAGTTTAATTGTAAAAAACGAAGAAGTGTTAAATTATTTAAAGGTGGATCAAAGAGATGTACAAAGAAAAGAAGATGAATTAATTATATCATTATAATATAATTAATGCCGAATCAAAGACAGTTGCGAGATATTACCAATAATGATTCTTATTATTCAAGTAAATTATTGGGCGATTTAGTAAAAAAAATAGCAAATAAAAAATCAAAATCAATGATAAAAGTTATTGATCCGTGTGCGGGGAGGGGTGATTTAACACCCAAAGGTGCGTTAGCGGCCGATATTATACCTGTAAAGAAAGGTATAAAAAAAGTGGATTTTTTGAAATCTTCATTGAAGGATTATAATGTTCGAAAAAAAGGGAAAATAATGTTTGTTATGAATCCACCATTTTCAATTGGAGATGGCAATTCATCGGGATGGGAATTATTTCTCAATAAAGCAGCAAAATTATGTGAAGGAAGAACCGGGTCTTGTATTATTACTGTATGTTATGCTACAAAATCACAAATGGAACATATAGATAAAATAGATAGACACCTTCATATCGATGAATTACATACTTTTGATAGTAAATCGGAAGCACATATGTTTGTAAGACCAAATAATAAAACATCAAAAGTTCCTATTATTGTTCAAGTTTGGAAATGGAAGAACTCACTTCGTGATTATACTCCCCTTAAAAATTATAGTCCTTCAAAAAATATACCTTTTTCTCTTGATGGAAATTCAGAACGTAAATATTTCGTAAAAGTTTGGAATTCACCAGCGAAACTTGGCGAAATAACTGAAAAAAAATCTGTCAAAAAAAGGGGGAAAAAGAGCAGAATTGAATTAAAAAGTTTAATCAATGGTAAAAAAACAAAAGGTTCTGTCAGTAACAATTACAATAACAAATTAAAAGGAGCTACGATATATGCATTAAAAATTAAAACAGGTTATACAAAAAAAATAATCAATTGGTTTAAAAAAATCTATAAAAAAAATATATGGACAAATTATTTCAATAACGCACTAACGAATTGTAGTATTACATCCAGGTTATTGTATTTTGTATATGAAAATAAAGGAAAGTTACCTACAGTAAAAGATCTTTATGGGACAAAAATAGTTCATCATGGAGGAAGTACAAAGAAAAATAAAAAAACTCGTAAAAAAAGAGGTGGGAAGCGTAGAAAGACGCGTAAAAAAAGAGGAGGTAATGGTCTATGCGCTATTTGTCAAGGCCAATTGCCCGGTGTATTAACAAGGAATAATTCATCAACAATAACTCTATCTTGTGGCCACATATTTCATCATTTTTGTCTAATCCCTTGGATAAATACGTGTACAAGAAACAACAACCCACCATGTTGCCCGCTATGTAGAGGTACAATATCAAATAACGATTTGCCACAAGGGACTGCACAACCACAAGGAACTGCACAACCGCAAGGGACTGCTCAACAGCAAGCCGCACAAGAGGGCAACCAGACATTCGTTACAGATGACGGATTTGATATGAATAGATTATACATTATACGAACATCAATTAATTATAATGCTAGACGCGGGGTTGTTTCGCCCCTCATTGAAGAAAGTACTCCGGATGAGGAACGTTCTCTTTATTTTTTGTTGATAAGAACCGTTGTTGGATTAGGGGTAGAAGGTGGTGATTTTACAGCACAAAACGTGTTAGGCATATATTACAATATTCATGCGCAATACGTTGACCCTAATAATGGTCTCCCCACCACTGAGACGCCATTTTTTCAGGCCATGGGTCATGATATTGGTTTATTGGAAGGGTGGGTTACGGACCATAATCAATAAAATTGATTATATAATTGCATGATTAATATACTCAATAGTAATCATGAATGGGTGTTCAACCACTTAATCTAGAAGATAGAATAGAAATAATAGATCCCAATTATCGCGTCCCAGATGAATTTCCGATAATACCCCAAGATACGTTTATGGGTGTGACTTGGGGGAGGGTAAATTTAGGACGTATGCACCAGTTCGTTTTCGAAGATGTTGTTCGCGAATGGTTTGGACATCATGAACCTATGATATTTAATCATCAACATCACCAACACCATAGAATATTCTTTATTAACAATTATATATTCGTCAATATGAAAAAGAAGGCGAAGAAATCAAAGAAGGAAAAGGAGTATAAGGATTTAATGAATCAGATACTTAATCATGTTGATGTGTCTTATAAATGTGATTATTACGCAGAGAAAGAGGTTGAACATTCATATTCCCCGTCAGCTCCAATAAGTTTCCTTGTCCGTTAGAGAATTAATGTATATATAACTTTTTTAATGTGTGATTAGTGCCGTAGGCCCATAACGACGGGGCAAGCCCGTCGTGCTCAACCCGCGTTCATGAATGGTATTATGATGGATCACAATGAAGAAAGTGCTTGGTTCAAGGGGAGATCGGGGGGTAATCCTTAGATTGTGGGGAGCGCTTGGGGGCGTAGACGTGGGCGTCATAGGAGAGGCGGTTTTTAAGGGAATTTTTGACTTGGGCTTGGTTGAAGGGTTAAATGGGGGCGGAATCCTGGGGTTAAGGTAGATTGCACTGTGCAATAAAATTGAATTAAATATAATGCATATATTATATTTAAAATGGATGTTTCAACTTTACCGATTTTACCTCCTGTAAAGGATAGAATAGATGGTCAATATTATAATTATAAAGGCGAGTATCGTCTATGGAATGGAGTTCGTTTAATAAATAGAGACAACAAAAACAAATGGAAGAGAAACTGGAGGAAAGAAAATTATGAGAAATATAGAAAAATGGCAAATAAATACCGCACAGGTAAAGGAAAAGAAAAGGTAAAAGCAAGTTATAAAAAATATATGGAAAATCCAATTAATAAATTAAGGGTGAATATTGGTTGTAGGATGAAAAGGATTATAGATAATAATATAAATTGTGAAGAATTATTAGGGTGTTCATGGGAGTTTTTGGTTAAGTATATTGAAGAACAATTTGAAAAACAAACAGCTAAATATGGTGTAAATAAATACACCGGAGAGGCTATGTCTTGGGACAATTATGGGACGGGTAATAATTGTTTTCATGTAGACCATATAAAACCTTATAACGAATACGATATGAATAACCTGGATGAGAGGAAGATGGTTTGTGTATATACTAATCTACAACCTTTATGGAGTTATGATAATCGATTAAAGGGGTAGTGGATAAGGGCGTAATCTGAAAACTAGATCGACCCGGGTTACCTTCTTTTACTTGGTTGAACCTGGTTATACTTGGTTGAACCTGGTTATACTTGGTTGAACCTGGTAATGCCTGGCGTAATCGAGGCGTAATTGGCGGCGGGTTACCTGGCCTGGGCGCGTCAATAGCACCATATACCGTAATCCAGATTGATACTGGTAATCCAGAAACCAGGCGATTTTCCAGATCCATTAATAGGGGGTAATAGGGGGCAACATAGAAAAAGCGGGTTTTCCTTAATTAGACCTTGCCTGGGGCAGATTCCAGGGTGTAATGGGCAGCGGGATTAAGGAGATTGCACTGTGCAACGAATATATAATAAATTCTTTAGTTATTATATATGTCTAACGAACAACAACCTCAAGTAACGCGAGAAGAAATGAATCGATTCCGGGAACTGTATCGAGAATTCCAACAGTTATCAACTGATATGTATAATAACTTGCAAGAATTATATAACATTTCTCAAGGAGAGTTGCACACAGCACAACTTGAAAGAGATGCGTGTAAAGCAGAACTTAGTAAATATAAAGGATCTGGAGATGGAACAGGAGGAACTGATGGAACGGGAGAAGAAGATGGCGAAGAAGCTCCAACTGCAGGAGGAGGAAGAACCCGCGGCAAATTACGGGCCAAATCAAGGGCCAAATCGCGCAAGTCAAGGCGTAAATCTAAGGGTAGAAAGAGGTACCGAAAAAAGAGAACTAAGAGGCGTAGATAAAGGCGTCATGGAGGAGCGGATTATAAATATAATAATTAATTAATCTTTAGTTATTATATATGGCAAGTTTAGCCGCGGAAACACAATTAGAAAAAGATGTAGCAAGCAAAGCGGGGGTTATACCAATATGGCCTTGGCTTGATGGAAATAAAAAACCAAAAGATTGTTTACCTCCAAATATATATGCTAATATGCTTCTAGAAGCAAAAAGACAGAATGGTGAGGAAGGAATTATAAGACGATGTGATCACGACAGATGTGAACATGATACTAAATCAATTTTTTGGAGAAGTGTCAATACAGCTGAAAATATTGTTCCTGAGGGATGGACTGATTTTGGTCCCCCGCATCATTTTACATACTGTCCTACTTGTAGAGCAACAGATATTCAAGATATAGGATTGGATGAAGACCGGGAAGATAGGCGTGTGGATATTAATTTAAAACATGGTTCAACTGGATCTAGTGGTGCTAGCGATAAACCATTGCGTCCATTGACGGTAAGTCCCCCTATACCAACAACAACGAATATTATAAATTTGTGTCCTGGTAATTTGAAAGATCGTGCGCGTGAAATATTTAAAAACTATCCAGAGCACTTGGGAGCAGTTTTAAAGCAAATTGATGATGATGAAAGAAAAAAACGCGTGAAGGTGGCTGAAGATAGAAAAAGAAAGAATGGAGCAGTTTTAAAGCAAATTGATGATGATGAAAGAAAAAAACACGTGAAGGTGGCTGAAGATAGAAAAAGAAAGAATGCTGATGATAATTTTTTTAAAAGTAAAAAAACTAAAATAACAGGAGGAAAACGTCGCCGAAAAAAGAGAACTAAGAGGCGTAAATCAAGGCGTAGAAAGCGCACCAGAAAGAGGCGTAAGTCAAGGCGTAGAAAGCGTACCAGAAAGAGGCGTTAATTATAGGCGACCACCATAACCACTCAAACTATCAACAGAGCCTTCATATAAATCCGGATTATCTATAACTACCCGATTGTCTTCTTCATCTCTTTCTTCATAAAATACGAATAACGTTCCAGAACCACTTGTAATGATGGGTTGATCGTCTTCCAACTGAATGAAAACCGGTTGTTCTTTATGTTGAACGTTTTTATGTATCCAATATTCAATGTCCTCAGAGCGTTGGCTATAATCAACCTTGAAATTATTTAAAGTCCAATCGTTATGATTTTTTAATTTCCTCTCAATAACATTTATAAGTATTTCTGTAGTCAATTCAGAATTTAATATTCTTTCAGCTTCGTCAAACCAATTTTGGTGTATAACGGTATAATATATGTAATCGTATCTGGTTTCAATTCCCATGTTGTTGTGTGTATGTTAATATTATTTATATGAATAATATTAAATCAATTTTATTATCTTGTATATCCTCTATTTTTCTTTGTACATGATAATAAATATTTAGTAATTATATATGGATTTATTGGAGTTTGCGCCAAATTTAGTAGCGATATTTGTGTTCGTATTAATTGTATCTGGAAATTATTTGGGAGAATTATTTCCTTGTAGAGTTCAAAAAATATTCAACTCGAATATGTATGTTAAACATACATTAGGGTTTTTAACATTATTATTCTTTGTAGCATTAACGATACCTGAATTGAAAGAACAAGAAAATTTCCTTGGATACACGACATTGATATATCTATGGTTTATAATGATGGCGAAATGTTACTATACGATATGGTTTGTAGTATTTGGATTAGTAGGGTTATTATATGTAATGCAGATGTACAAAGAAAAAGAAGAGAAAAAAGATGGTGAAGGAGGTTCGCAAGATTTATCAATGTTAAAACAAGCAGAAAAGGGTGTAATAGTAACGACATTTGTGTTGACCGTTCTTGGATTCTTGGTATATATGGGAGCAAAAAAGCGGGAATATAAGAATAAGTTTAGTTATTTACAGTTTATATTTGGAATGCCGAGTTGTAAAGGGGCATCACCAAAATTTCCTGGATATTTAACATTATTGAAACACTCAATGGATTAACTAATTAATTATAAGTAAAAATCTATAATTAATATATAATGATTGCGGGATTAAAATTTCCAAATTATAAAGATTTACTAACAAATATCTTTGAATTTGACGCTGTTAGAATAAACAAACTTTTACATATGGGTCAAGATGCTGTGATAACGGCGATAATGTGTTTTTTTATAGGAATAGGTATAAATGGATTATATCCGATAAGTGAGAACGAGAAAGTGGGTATGACGGTAGTACTTGGTTGTATGCAGATGGTGATGGTGATAATAGGGGTATATTATGTAAGGAAATTAACAAGATTAATACCATTTTTCTTAAGATTTTCAAGTAAATACAATCCATTTCATAAATCGAAGGATGGGGAAGGTTTAGTGGGTGCGACGATAGCGATGGGTTTATTGTTAATGTCTACACAATCAAATATGAAAGATAGAATTAAAAAATTAAAAGGATTAGTGACGGGGGATGATAGTGTTGGAAATCATTTGGGTTTTTTTGCGCCGTTACATGTGGGTACATCGGGAGATGGAGCGGGATTTGATGACGTATAAAATATAAATTATAGATAATATATATAATTTATATGAATGTGTATAAAACATTGATATATGGATGGTATATATTTTTTGTGCTGAGTAAGTTTAATTTGTGGGAGAATGCGGATTTATATTTAGAAAAGTCTGCTTATTATTTGAAGATGTATATAGGGGTGATGTTGTTGTATTATTTTAATCCGATAATAAAAAGGGAACTTAAACCAGAGCATAAAGGTATGGTATTTACAGCGGCGTGTTATATATTATTTACATCAACATTTGAAGAGTTTTACAGCAGAGTAAAAACGGATACGGTAAATGTGAAGAATGATATATTAACCTGGGTAAAAATATAATAAAAAAAATCGTATAAAATATAAATGAATTGGGTGTCTATAATAAATTTTTCAATTATATATATATTATTGATATGGATAATATGTTTATTGGTATTAATAATAGGGGGTGTTGCTGTATATGGTATAACATCAATGTGTGGGAAAGGATATGATGGATTGAAGGATGTATTAAGATGTGTAAAAAACAATGATAAGGACTATATGAATTTTGGTTATTGGGAAACAGATAAAATAACATTGGCGGAGGCAAATACGAAGTTGAGTGATTTGACGATAAATCAATTAAAAAATAAAGGGGGGAGAACCTTAGACGTGGGTTGTGGATATGGTGAACAAGATATATATTGGACAAAAAGATATAAAATGAATATAACGGCGATAGATATATCAAAAAAACAAATAAATGAGTGTAAAGAGAAGGCGAAAAGGGACAGTTTGAAAGGGATTAAATTTATGAAAGCGTCGGCGACGAATTTGCCTTTTCAAGATAAAAGTTATGATAATATAGTATGTTTGGAATCAGCATTTCATTATAAACCACGAACAGATTTTTTTAAAGAGTCATATAGAGTATTAAAGGAAGAATCGGAAATGGTGATAGCGGATTTGACTGTAAAAAAGAATATGTATGGTATCCAACCATCGGTAATGATAGCTTTTTTCAAAAAATTGTTATCTGTTCCTGATGAGAATTTAATAACGACGGTAGAATATGTGAAACAATTAGAAAAGGAGGGATATAGTGTGGAACCACAAGATATAACGGAACAAACATTTCAACCATATTTTAAACATTTTTTTAAAAATTTAAAAATGCCGAATATGATATTTAGAGCGATATTCGATAGTGTAGGATATATGATTATAAAAAATTTAAAAGATTTTCCTTTTGAATATACGATATATAAATGTAAAAAGGGGAGAGATAGTACGTAAAAAATTATAAATAATAAAGATTTTATTAGTTATAATGGATATAAGTAAAAATAATTTTTATAAAAAGAATGATATAAGCTATAAATATATGCCTGTATCAGTTTTTGATGTTGCGAAATGTGGGAAGAATACGATACGTGGCAAGCAAGATCATAATAAGAAATCGAATAGGAGTTCATTTAGTCCTTTTTTACCGGATGTGGCGGAATGGTGTAGCGAATATTATTTACGAGATGCGACCTTTGTATTTGATCCGTTTGCGGGGTGGGGAGAAAGACATTATGCTATAAAGAAGTCAGGTAAATTATATTATGGGTATGATATATCGGAAAAGGCAATAAAATATGCGAAAGAGAAATTTGAAGTAGATAATATACTTGGGGATTCAAGGGAGGATGATATACCGACGCATGATGGGTTACTAACTTGTCCGCCGTATTGGAACCTTGAAAGATATCATAGTAAAGAGGGTTTGGATAAGATAAAAGGCTGGGAGAATTTTTTAGAGGAATATGAACTGGTATGGAAGAGGGCGACGGATGCGGCGATGCCTGGTTCAAAATATTGTATAGTATTGGGGGACTGGAGAAAGAATCATAAATATTATGATTTTGTATATCAGACGGAGAAGATAATGGAGAAGCTTGGTATGAAACCATTTGATAAAGTTATATTATCAAGTAAGAAACAGAGTAAGATAAAAATAATGTTACCACAAGCGAAACGTTTGGGTTATTCGGTGAAAGTTCATCAAATATTATTAGTATATGAGAAATAGAGAATGAAAATTTTCTTTATATAATATAAATGAAAATGGCGAAACTAATAAAAGATTTAAGAAAATGGATAACAAGAAATAAATGGAAAATAATGATAACATTTGGGGTGGTGTTATTGGTGAATGGCTTGGGTATATTTAATAGAAAGGATATAGAGGGAGTAAAGGGGGCGAAGGAGGCGAAGGAGGTGAAAGGGGGTGGTGTTCCGGAGAGTGGGGTGCCGAATCCGAGTCAGAGTATTAGCAGTGTAGTGCCCAAAAGTGATGTTCATAAGAGATGGGAGCAATCAGTTAATTTTCAAAATGCGAAGCGGGATCATCGCGAGAATGAAAGAAGTAGGGCATTACGTCAAGAGAGTATGATGAGAGAGGAAGCAGAGAAACAGAGACTTGCGCAAGCTAAACGTGCTGCGCAAAGGAGGGAGACAGCGAGGGCAGAAGCGAAGCAGGCACGTAAAGATGCGAGGAGACGTAAGAAGGAGGATGAGGCGGAGGCGAAGAGGATAAAGAAGCAGAAGGAGGCGGATGAATTGGCGAAGGATAAGGAGGCGGAAGGAGAAGGGGGAGGATTTTTTTAAAATCGGTATAAATAATAAGATTTTCTTTGTACATGGTATAATGAAGATTACAAAAAATATGAGAGACAATAAAATATTAATAGGTATGTTTGCGATATTTGTGGTATTAATACATGCGTCGGGATTAATGGAGAAACTATTTGGCTTGGAAAGAAAAGAGGAGGAAGAGAATAAGGGGATAATGGATGTATTAAAAATAGGGGGTAAATAAAGATAAAATAATTAGTATTGAAAAGTTATAAAATTGATTTAAATTTGTATTTATAAATAAATATAACTACAAACATGATACTCTTACCAGAGGATATAATACGATTAATACTTTCATATGGGCCAGATTTTCGCGATAACTTGAAGCGATGTCAAAAAGAAATGATGTTAATTCATAGACCGTTATATGTAAAAAAGGTTGTAGCAGGATTTTCACCTGGGATAGCGGATAGTCCAACGTGGCATAATTTCAGTAATAAAAACAATGTGATAAGAATATGGAGACGGGGTGCTCGCGTGCCGATGACGTATATGGAATTAAAATTGCATGCGATAGAAATAACACCACGGAGACCACCGGATCAAATTACGCATTGGCATGATAGAGATATGCATTTATATTATGGATGGACGAAAGCGGATAATAAAACATATTTTAATACATTATATGAATGGAATACAGATTCAAATAATTATGAATTTACTCCAGGGTACTATTGAATGAATATATAATTTTTCTTTGTACATGAGTTATGTACAAAGAAAAATGAATAAAGATAAGTCAATAAATAATATAATAAAATGAAAAATATGGGGAAGAATATATTAAGAAGTTTGGAAGAGACGGAATGTTATAAAATAAGAAGAAAGGTAACGAATGAATTATATGGTGATTATCAATCGTTATTAAGAAGGAGATTATTTAACGAACATGAATCTTATGTAATAAAGAGGAATGCCTTTCCTTATAGTTGGAAAGAGAAAGATTATAAACATGATTGTTTATGGATAAATCCGGTAGTAGATGAAAGATGGACGGAGGAGATGATATTGGATATATGTGTAAGATATTATAAAAACAATGAGATAATATATTTATTTGAGAATGAGATGGATGCGAGGTCGGTATTGAAGATAAGACATTATCATATAATATATAAATTGGATTATAGTATGTGTAAGAAACTTAAATGTAAAATATAATATTATTATAAAATGGATAATTTTATAATAAGAAAAGGTGTGAAAAAGGAAGTAGTAGAGGATGGAGGGATAAATGTATATACAGATGGAGCTTGTGTAGACAATGGCAAGCCATATGCGAGAGCGGGATATGGAGTATATTTTGGAAAGAATGATAGTAGGAATGTTAGTGAGAGTTATAAAGGATTACAGACAAATAATGTGGCGGAGTTGTTGGCTATAATAAAAGCGATGACTATATTGAAAGAGAATATAATAAATGGGGAGGTGGTGAATATATATAGTGATTCGCGTTATGCGATTAGATGTTGTACGACATATGGGAAGAAATGTCATAAGAACAATTGGATAAATCCGAACAATAAGAATAAAGCGATACCGAACTTGGAGATAGTTCAAGTAGCATATATTTTTAGTAAGGACTATAAGAATATAAATTTCAAACATATAAAGGCTCATACGGGATTTCAAGATGAACATTCACTTGGGAATGAGAATGCGGATAGATTAGCGAATGAATCGATAGGAATAAATTATAATAAGATGAGTAAAGGTAAGAAGGGTAAGAAGAGGATATATTTGAAGGTGCCGTATGATGAGAAAGATGAGGCGAAGAAGATGGGTGCGCGTTGGGATATGAATAAGAAGAAGTGGTATTTTGAAGAGGGGAATAAACATGGGGTTCAATTGATGGGAAGATGGGGAGGTGTATATTGAAAATAAATATATAAAGAGGAATTTAATATAATAAATATAATGCCGCGCGAGAGTGTGAATTGTATATCTTGTAGGAAAAAGATGGGGGAGAAACAGGAAAAGAAATATTTGGATCATAGGGATAGGGGGTGGCAGATAGCGAGAAATAATGTGTGTGGGGATGCGTGTAATTGGTGTTATTGGTATGCGTGGGATAATGTGTCGCGGGTAAGTCCATTTCAAAATTTGGAAAGGAGTGCGAAACAAATTAAAAAATGTATTTAAACAAAAATTAAATATATTATAAAAATGATTATAAATAACAACAGAGAATATGCGTTGATAATGGTAACATTTATATTTTCAGTAAGTATTAGAATACTATTAGATGTATATGTATATGATGAGAAACCATACCATAGGGATTTGTTTTATGAATTATGGGTGGGTAATTTTGTATGGGATAGATATTGGGGAGGGATTTTTTTAGCATTGACTATAAATGGTATGATATGGCATTATTTAATAAATGGACATGTGAAGGTATTGGGGGATAAGTCTTATGAAGAAAGAAGGAAAGGTACGATATGTAGAAGGATTTGTGGATTTTAATTCATATAGGTAAGTTGTTGGGTGGCCATACCGGCGAGGGTTCCAACAACATAAAAGATGGCTACATTGATAGCGATAAGTTTTAATTTATCGAATGGAGGGAAATTAAGTGCTAAACGTCCATATGCGCCGATGTTATAACTAACGATAGCTTCGGCGAAGATAAGAAGAACGCTAACGGAGGTTGAAATGAAGAAGAATAAAAGGACCTGTGGGGGCATTTCTGTAATAAATTGGAAAGGAGTGTTCATGATTATATATTAATTATTAACATAATTAATTATTAAAAATAAAAATTAATTATGTTAATAAAAAGAAGATGTTTGGGAGATTACCCATTGATATAATAAGAAGGATATGGGAATATGATACGACTTATAAAGAATATTATGATAAGAATGTGATACCGTTTATAGATAAGGATTGGGCAATAAAATGGATAGATGGGGAGACGGGTGATTATGGGTTAGATTATTCGCATTATGATATATTTGGAGTGAAGATAGAGGTGGATAGATTAAATGATGATCCATTGGGCGAATATATATATAGACTTGGAGAAGCGAAAAGAATATGTGAAATACAGAATGATAGAGCGGAAAGAAAAAATAGAGATATATGTTTCAAACCGGAACATATATTAAAGGGGGATATGGATGGAACGAATTTAATAAATCATCATCATTTAACTTATTTAATAAAATTATGAAAGGATTGTTTAACGCTGATATTTTTACCAGTGCATTTGGCGTTAGAGGAGAAGAATTTTAAGAGATTGAATTTTCTACCGAAAAGAGCTTGTTTATTTCTAAAATAAACGACAAATCCAATGAAACATAAAAGGAGAGAAGTATTTAAGAAGAGTTGCTGGTATTTACGAATATCTTGGAAGACGTACATATTTCTAACTTCGGAGAGAGGCGTTTGTCCGGCGTCATTACCTTTAAGAAGGGTAGTTTTATAAATTTCGATATAATACATACAAGTGAAAAGGAAAAGAACGGGTAGTAAAAATCGGAAAGGTAATCTGGTGGTGAGAACGAAAATAACATAATATGAGAAGGAGTATCCCATTAAATTACTAAAAGCGTAATCTTGACTCCAATCGGTTTGTGCGGTAACGAATAATAACATGGTTAAATAAGCTAATCCGTGTTTAACGATAGTATTTTTTCTTAATAGTTTCCGCAACGTGCAACCGAAAATATCAGCAATAAAGTTAGAACTAATGATTAAATATAGAAGTACGATGGCTGGACCAGTGAATTGTAAGAACTGTTGCATATATTAATTATGTATATAATTTATTTATAATTAATATTAACGTTTTTTGAGGGCACCAATCATACCGTCCCAATTTTTAACGACGACCCATTTTTTAGATTTTTTGATTTTGAGTCCTGCTTGTAATAGTGCGAAAATGATAATAGATAAACAAGTGAATTGAAGAACAGAAGTGAGTAATTTATCAAGATTAAGTTGAACGCCACCTTCACCTTCATCATCGGGGGGTACAACAGTAAATTTTAAACCACCATTGGGTGTAATTTTTTTAATGAGAGGTTTGATAAAAGGCATTATAACGCCAGAGATTAGGGCTTTGGCGATATCTTTTAAATTGGAACCGATGATGATACCCATAGCGACACCAATAACGTTAAATTTAATCATAAAATCTAAATAGGATGGTTTGGGTTTTTTTTCTTTATCAGACATAATATATATTAATATGGGAAATAAATTTTGTTGTTGTATTGACGATGATGTTTCTAAATTGGATAATCAATTAGAAAGTTTAATAAAAAGCAAGAAGGGTATAAATATGATGATGGCGGATTGTAGTTTTTGTGGAAAAAAAAATGTGGTATGCTTTCAGAATTATGGTTCATTGGGGGATAGAATAATAATGGTTTGTGTCTCTTGTGATATAGATTTGGAGACTAAAATTCTTGGTTATTGAATTAGAAAAACTCAACCACCTCTATCTCCGGGTTAATTGCATTGGCTTTACGTTTATTGTTTTCCTTACTCTCACCGTTTGGACTTGCTATCGTCATTACCCACAGTTTTTGAGCCATTATATACCAATTCTACTACGTTGTTAAATATCTCTCAATATTAAATATATAATGGAGGATGAACTCTCACCCCCAAAGAGTAGCCATAAAGAGGAGTTGAACCTCAATTTTGTCCCCGCAATTAGGACTACTTACACCGGTTATGGCTGTTTAAAAAAGTTTTAAGTCTTATTTGGGACTACCGTTTAACGTCGTAGGATTGACGTAGCAGTTTTCATATCTTGCTAAGGACCATATACTCGATGTGGGTGTCGAACCCACGACCTTCGGCTCATAAGACCGATGCTCTACCAACTGAGCTAAACGAGTTTGTAGAAAATTTAATTTCTCTATTAATAAATATTGCAATATATTATTCTCCTTATTATACGATATAGGCATTTTAAGTCTTACCTGGGACGAGCTCTTAACGCCTCTTACATATTGGACGAATCTGGAACGGCACCGCCAAACGCTCATGTGCAGTTTAAGGTCATGCTTAAGGGACCGGGAAGTTTAAAGTCTTACCTGGGACTACGCCGTGAAAGGTGTGTTAAAATTAGTATTGGTTGGTGTAGAAATCCCTATCGCCATCAGGCTGAAACGACCTATTATACTTGGATTTATTCAACTCAGCGTCATAGTGCTCGTTATATATTGATCTCTCGCCGTATGGTGTATCAATGATATAAAATCCTTGTGCTTTAGTCCAACGACGATTCAACCGTTTCCCGTTCTTAATGCTGATTTGCCACCCATCACCATTAAGATTAGAGCGAACGTCATCATTCCATCGTTGCTCGCATTGAGCAGCGTTATTGTAACTTTGTTGTGGGTAGGTAGTTGATAGCATGTTTGTTTGTTTGTTTAGTGTTAGTTTGTTAGAACTGTTGCTGGTTAATGATTTAATATACATGATTAAAATCAAATCAATTTTTCAATATTCGGAAGGTACCTTGAGAGTACCTTGAGTTTGTAGAAAATTTAATTTCTCTATTAATAAATATTGCAATAGAAAATTTAATTTCTCTATTAATAAATATTGCAATAGAAAATTTAATTTCTCTATTAATAAATATTGCAATAGATTATTCTCCTTATTATACGATATAGGCATTTTAAGTCTTACCTGGGACTACGCCATGAAAGGTGTGTTAAAATTAGTAGTTGCGGCGGGGGCTTTGGTCGAAGGGTAGAAAGAATGTATCATAACTCATGGCAACTTGTCGCGTCAAACCCTTGGGCGGTGCTAAATCGTTGTTATGCCAATGTACCCGATATACATCATACTGCCTGTTGTAGATGGACCACACCAGCCCGCCATATATGGTGGGAACTGTGGCTAAGCCATCATTCCTGGTCCAGTGACGGCGTAGTCTCTTGCCGTTCTTAATACTGATTTTCCATTCGCCAGCATCACAGTAAGGGTTGCCCTCAATACAAGCGTCGGCCCATCGTTTCTCGGATCGGGCGCGATTATTGTAACTTTCTGCAGGGTAGAACATCTTGGTTGTGTTGTGTGTTTGATGTTGTGTTGGTGTTAGATATAGAGTATCTGTTGCTGGTTAATGATTTAATATACATGATTAAAATCAAATCAATTTTTCAATATCAATACAAGGTACCTTGAGAGTACCTTGAGATTAATCTTGATGCTGTTGGATGTTATTAGAATATTCGATATAAATATCAATATATTCTTCGCTGGAAGAATAATCAGGCTTCATGGTAGCTGGGGATGGTAAAGGGGAATTAGATTCGATAGATGAACAAGGAGAACTTGGGGGATGATTAGAATCGGGGGTAGTTGGTGGAGTAAATATATTAGGATTATTTTTAATCTTTCGTATGCATGGCTTACAAATATATCGGTCACCACAATAACATAAACATATAATACCGAAAACAATGACAAAAGAGTGAGCCACAGATAGTGGTTCCATTAAGATAGTATTAAAAAATAAAAGTGGGAGTCAAACGAAGGAAAGTACCTTGTATTAATATTGAAAAATTGAATTAAAAATTGAAATTATATTGAATTAATAAGCATGACAAGTAAAACTAATACTAAACAAATAATAACCAGTAAAACCGAAAAGATGTATTCAAAAGACCCTATCAATGTTCCTACTAAGGATATATTGGCTAAATCACCAGAGGAAGTTCAAAAAATTTTGAGCCGCTATGGTGTAGCGGTGATAGCATTACCAGTTGATAAGGCTGAGATGGCTAAAGCCCTTAAAGAGACGAAGTTCTATAATACTGCGAATGCGATGTTTAAGGACGAGTTTAAGGTAGCAGAGCCTACAGCAGAAGAACTGAGCAATCCAGCTAAATATAAGAAGCGTAAAGTAGGCGACGATGCTCAAGGCATGATTCATCAGTATGGTACGCCATTACATACCTTAATACAGATGAACCCTACGCTAAGAGCTACTATGTCGGCCCTATACGGACGCGATATAAATTATTTGCCGAATCGTTTAAGGATTTCGCGAAAATTCAAGAACAATGGTAAGACGCTACATATAGAGGCACATGAATTATTCCGAACGAATAAGGAAGGTAAAATTGAGCTGATACCGGGTGAAGTTGCGATGACCATAGCATTACGAGGGGCGAGACGATTTGGATTTTGGGATTTGAACGGTGCGGACCTTAAACCGCTTAAGGACTACTACGAGGAGCATGGTAGCGAATTCACATTAGTTGACCCCGACTATATGCATCAACATTATCCTGGGCGTAGGCGTATGGTAAATGTAGATTGTAGTGAGACCCCCCACATAATAATGTGGCAAGAATCAAATCCTCACGAAATAGCAGGCTCACCATCCTTATCAATTTTTGTAAGCCCTGTAAAAGGCTTTAACACTACGAAAATAACTAGGGTAACGTCCTATCAACCTATAGAATACTTAGGATTAACATACCATGAAAGTGACCTGCTAGGGCTATGCTATAATATGGGCGGCTTCGAATGGCCAAGTGGCAAAAAGCTATATCAATACGTACATCATAGGGCGTGGTTCCACTATAAGGATAAGACTAAGGATGAGTATAAAGTTAACGGAAAATTTCGCCAACGCCTAATATTAACAGGCGAAGTGGATCAGCATACGACTGAATATCAGGCGAAATTAAAGGAGATGAAAATTGTGCTACCAGAAAAGGCATTTCATAGAAGTATGCCTAACTTCGTAGTAGATATTACAAAACTTCCTATCACAATCCTGAAAGACTATGGTTTCATAAAATCTACTAAGGGCGTAGCATTGGTAAAAATCAAATCCGCTGGCCATTTACATTAAACCTAAAATCTAACTCTATTTAAAAATAAAAAAAATAAAAACAAATAAAAAAAAAGAAAAACTGTGTTATTAAACACAATATTTTTTAATAATTATTTTTTAAATTACAAGGTACCTTGTATTGATATTGAAAAATTGATTTGATTTTAATCATGTATATTAAATCATTAACAAGCACAAGATTACAAATCAAAACCAAGATAAAAACAAAAAACTATACAAAAACTTATACTAATATTATAATTATGGCTACTACTTTAATTGATACTCGCAAATCAATCATGGGTCAAATCCACGAAAGTTGGGATCAATTTCGTAGCACTGATGAAGCTATGGTATTAATGTTTGGAGAAGTTGGAAGTAATTATAATGATTACCACAACATACCATTAGGTAAAGATTTCGCCAAAAATGATGCGCCATGGACCAGTAAGCAATCAGTATTAGAAAAGAATACGGCTCACGCTAATAAGCTTATTCGCCTATACATCGCTCTTAACATAGACGTAGCATACCGAATGCCTATTTGGAAATTCTTCGAAATTCAAAGCGGGGTTGTAGGTAGAATTAAGGAGGAAACCAAACTCCTTAAACGCATCCAAAAGGCTATGAAATTGGAGCAACAATTAGGGTTAGATACGAGTGATGCTACTAAGCTATTCATAACTCAATATGTTAGCATAGATGAACTTGAAGCTGACTTAAAAGTTAAAGTTAAGGCAGTAGATAAGGCAGCAGCAAAAGCAGCTAAAGCAGCTAAGAAATTAGCAGCGACACACGCTAAGGTAGCAGCTAAAGCTAAGAAATTAGCCCTTAAAGCAGGCGTACAAGCCGCTAAAAAAGGTGCTAAGAAAATAGCCAGGATAGAAAAAGCAGAGGCTAAAAAAATAGCTAAGGCTGAAGCTAAAGCGCTTAGAGGGCATAAGAAATTAGTAGCTGCTCAGGCTAAAGAAAACCGGAAATTTGTTTTGGCTGTAGCTAAACAAATTGAGAAAAACTCCATAGCGGCGGAGAAATTAGGCAACAAGTTAGCTAAGAAGACCATAGCATTGTTAAAATGGGCTGAAGCGCATGAATTTGAATTAGAGCATATAGTAGATATTCTTGAATCTGAAATAGAATCAGCTCGCAGGGATAACACTATGAAAACAATTATAGATATAGCTTAAATTAAACCTTAACCAAACCTTAAAAAAATAAAAAATTAAAAAAACAAATAAAAAAGTAAAGAATAATGTGTTATTAAACACGTTATTTTTTAATTATGAGCGTAAGCTCTTTTTTGCTTTTTGATAATCTTCCAAACCCTTCTGCTCCTGTTTTTTCATATTATTAAACATTTCCTTTCTCTTTAGTCTATTTTCCCGATAAGCATATTTTTTCATTGTTCTTTTACCTTTACGCGTATCCCAAAAATCTTGGAAATTGTGTTGTTTAATATTATAAGCCATGCTACTGGGACAACTTTCACAAACATATGTATTTTCTGAAAAATATACAGGCATGTTATCAGCGTTCATGATATTAGATGATACGCCTTTTTCATCCATATATGAATCATACATTGGTAGTGAAATTACTCCATCTCTACAATTTTTACGAACCTTGTTATGAATTTTGGCTGTTGTATAAGGGTGTAGAAACTCACCATCCTGGTAATTCCATCCAGCCTCACCGAGTTCTCTACTAACGCTATCGGCGTCTTTAGTTCCTGAATTACGAGTGAAAGCTCTTGGAATATAAGGAATCTTTGGGTTTTCAACAAATTTATCCTCTATATATTTTTCCTCCATTTCATTAATCCTTTTTGCTTGAACAATCCTAACATACGCGGGCATGTTAGTAGCTCTCAACTTTTCCATAGGAGTCATAGGTTTTTCGGGGACTTTCCTAATAGGTGCTTTATTATTGTATCTCCTGTTATTGTATCTACGTCCTCCACCACGACCTCTACCGCGACCTCTACCGCGACCTCCGCTTCTACCGCGACCGGCTCTATTATCTCTTTTTCCTCTTGTTTTATTTTGTGATCTTGATGACATGTTATTAGAACTCATATTGATTTAATAAATCATTTATCTTTTAAATCAATTTTATAATTAATGTCCCTTGAATCAATTGCCGGTAGAACCGTGACCACCTTCACCTCTATCGGTTTTATCTAATTCATCGACAATATAAACACTAAAAGGTTCCAATGTAGGCATACATATTTGCCAATATCTATTTGCTTTCTCTAATTTTGGTTTTGCTGTAGTAAAACCTCTGTGATAATCCATAGCAGCTTTTAAATTACCTCTATAACCAGCATCTATAATACCAGTATTATTTGCGAGTCTCCACCTTGTTTTGTAAATACTCGAACGTGTATGAATTTTATATGGCCGACATAATCTTGGGTCTAATATATCTAATTGTGAAGGGTCAAAGTGTCTAACTTCATAAGCAGCAGCTTTTATACCCAAATCTACCAAACAAATAGCACATGAAGTAGCTTCTTCATCGCAACTAACATCAATGGGAGAATATAAATCGAATCCACTATCAGGCATTTTAGATTCTCTAATCTTTGCGTTATGTTTTTCAGCCGCAATAGTATATAAGTCTTCCAACTCAGGATCTTCTATTTTAAGTTTTAAAATATAAGGCATTTATTAATAAATACAAAATTTCATTTAAATCTATTTTATTAATAAGATTATATCAAAATGAATATTGAAAATATAAACGCGACATGTCCGATTTGTATGTGTAATATAGAAAAACCATGTAGTATAGGATGCCGTCATTTATTTTGTAAAACTTGTATAGTGAAATGGTTGGGATTGGATATGTTAAATTCTCATAAATGTCCGGTGTGTAGAAAAAATCATATAGGGTTATTCGAAATAGAAGAAAAGTTATTCAAATCAAAATATAGAACAAGGTCAAGTACAATGTCTTGGCGAGGAGTAAGATTATATATGGAAGCATTTGATAAAATACATAGAATTGAAAATCTTCATTTGGAAAGTAGAATAGTAATGATAAATGAATTATTTTCCTTGTTATATGATAATAAGGAGGTTTTATTAAATAATAAATTTGGGGGGGAGAGTATTATATCGGGAACGTTTATAGATATAATAAAAAAAAAATTGGATGAATTTTCTTTAAATGAAAATTTTAAAGAAGCAAAGATATGGAAATTTAAATTCAGGAATGTATTAAAATAATCTCATCAAGCCAAAACCACCACCACCACGTCTTCGCGCGGCTTGTAAGCGAGCTTGATCAGCTTTTTTTCTTGCTTCTTCAAGTCTTACTCGTTTAAGAGCTTTTTGTGTTTGAATAGTAGATCTCATTTTTTCTAATGTATTTGAAAAGAAAAAAGGGTCAACATTTTGGAATTGATTTGGATGTTCATTCATTAATTGTCTTAATTCCTCTTCGCCCTTTTCCTCTTCTAATAACCATTTTTTCATTTTAGCTTCCATGGCGGCTTCTTCTTTTTTTTGTAATAGAGCTTTCTTTTTATCTTCTTCTTCTTTGGCTTTCTTTTTCTCTTCTTCTAATCTAATCCTTTCATCTTCTTTCTTTTTCTCTTCTTCGGCTTTCTTTTTTTCTGCTTCAATTCTTGCTTTATCTTCAGCAGCTTTCTTTTCAGCTTCTTCTTCTTTCTTTTTAAGAGCAGCTTTTTCTTTTTTAGATAATTTTTTCTTTTTTTTCTTTTTTTCTTCCATATCGGCTACAGTTTTTTTAGTTTTTTTAATAACCTTTTCTTCTTTTTTTACATCATTTTGAACAATTTCCTCAACACTTAAACTTATTTTTTCTGCTTTTTTAGACATTATACTAAGTACAAAGAAAAAATAATATCTGCTAAACCTTATCCCATGACTCTAACCAATCTTCATCACCAAAATAGTCTTGTTTTTCATCCGTAGGATAATCATATTTTTTAACTGATATTTCGCTTACAAGATGCGTTTTATTGTGAGTTTCGTCGTAAGCGGATTTCAAATCCTTACCAATATTATTTAAATCTAAAAATATTTCTTGAACAAACCAAGCCATATTTATAAATAAGACGTTACAAGTAGAATATATATTATCACAAATATTAGCCATAATATATTATATATTGATATTTTTAAAATTTCCTTTATAATCGACGGGAATAATTTTTAGATTTTTACCAGTTCTTATTTGTAAGTTACTTTTTTTCCTTTGTATTTTTCTTTGTACATTGATAATTTTCCTTTTATGATTTTTAAAAGGATGTATTTTTTTAGTGATGGGTTTTTTTGGTATAACCCTTTTCTTTTTAAACAATGAGCATAATTTATTCATATAAATATATTAAGAAAACAATTTGAAAACAAAAAAATAAATACAATTATATGAGTGTATTAAAGGCGGAACAACTAAATAACTTAAATCAACAAATGAATACGCAATTTAAAAAAGCATTTTTTGATTTATTAGAGGAAAAAGTGAGACAAGAACCACCGGATTATGATTGGATAGCACGTTTATATGGAGAGATAAGGACACGATTAGCGTCAATATTAAGGGACGGTAGCATGGTAAGAAAAGAAATAGAAGAATCAATGGATGTGGTTTTATTCAGACAAATGATAGAGAATAAAGCATTTGGAGGAGGCGAATTATATAATCTTATAAATTTAGTTTTTGAATGGTGTAAAAAATTAGGTTCTCCTGCGAGAGACAATGAAGTAGACAAATTTAAGTTTCAAGTTCTTGGGTTAATGAAAAATAATGGGACGTTCGCACAAGTAGTTCCTTTGTTTATAAAAAATGCGAATGAATGTATAGATAATATTTATAAAGATTTAAGACAAGTGAAAGAAAATATGGAAAAATTAAAAAAATAATTATATATATGAATCCTCCAACGGATGAAGAATTAAAATTTATAAAAGAAATAATACTAACAAAACCCACATATATGGCTGAAGTGCCTTTTCGTGTTAATAATTATGGCGAGGCTGTAAAGTTATGGGGTCAGTATAAAAAATACAGGTCTATAAGTATAAATAATGACCAAGTAATTAATGCATTTAAATTTCATTTAAATTGTAATAATCACGTGGTAATGTTTCATACATATAAAGATAATAATTGTTTGTTATTATGTAAAGTAAAAGATAAATTTATTAATATAATAATACCTTTTGTAAATGAAGGGTCGGCGATTACAGAAAGTTTTATAGCAACATATGTTTACGTGTAATCAATGTGCGAATATATATAAATACGAAACTATATATATATATAAATGGTGTATAGAATAGCTTGGTGTATAAAAACATTAGGGGGTAAAGGAATATATAATTACGGAGATTGGCAAGAAGATAAAAAGTACAATGAAATGAAAAATTGGTGTTATACGCAAAATGCTTCTGATTTTAATTCATATTATTGGGTAGAGAAGAAAGAAGGGACGGATGCGCACAATGTAATAGAGAAGAACGAAGAAATAGAAACGGAATTTGTAAAAATAGATAAATGTTAATTAATCGGTGCCATGAAATTTAAATCCGGAAAAGGTGGCGGTTCTTTTTTTACCGGTAGCTTTTGCGAAATCATAGTTTTGTTGAGATTTTCTTTTTTTTCTTCTATCATCTTTTACATTATCTTTAAATTCTTCATATCCTTTCATAAGTCCTTCATCATAATCATCGCTACCAGTTTTTTTTGGACGAAATGTTGAAAGTAACCCCTTAGCATAACCTCTATTATAATCGATTAATTTTCTACTTCTAATAAGTGAATCCATTATATTTGTTCTTTCATTTCTTAAAGCTATAGTTTGAGTTAATAATTCTTTATTATCTTTATTCAAACGAACGTGTGCGTTTAATGTAGTATTAAACATATTAGTAACTGCTGTTATGTCTTCGTTTATTTGGTCTTGAGAATGTCTTCTCCAAGATGTAAAATTCTTTCTACACATGGCGCATGTTACATTACTTTTCATCCAACGAAAGAAACAATCATTACAATAAGTATGTCCGCATCTTGTATTAACTATTTTATCAATGCCGAAATGATTATAACATATAGTACATTGTCTTTTTGATTCATTATCAGTATCATCATCAACCTCATCCATGCTGGCTCCTATTAATTCAGCAAATTGCCTTAACGTGGTATTAGTGCTATTAAGTGTAGTAGTTAAATTGCTGCTACTTCCTGTTGCTGCTTCATCACTTTCTTCATCGCTGGAATCCGTAATTATTTCTTCACCCCAATGAGGTATAGCTTGTGCTTCTGGTATAGGAATATCGATGGTTAAAGCGGCGGGATTAAACACATCAGGAGGCTGCTCACCTTCTATGATTACAGGTGCTGATGGTATGTTGGGTATATAATTACCACTAAGGTCACTATCTCCAACTAATTCATCAAGGGCTTGACTCATGTTCATATGTGCGTCAGACATTATAATTGTATTTAATACAAGGAATAAATTTAAATCAATTTTATAAAATTGATTTAAACTGATAATAAATAATGATATAATAAAGAATGAAAAAAAGTGAGAGAATAACGAATAATAATATAATGAAAAATTTAGAAAATATGGAAATGAATATATTGGAAAAATTAGATTTACATGTTACAATAAATGGTGGGTTATCAAGTAAAGAATTAATTAAAACAATAGATTTTCATAAATTTACAGAATGTTCGTTAGAATTTTTATTCAAACAAATACAGTCTGCGCCTTGTACTTATCGTGGGATAGGACCATTCTTAAAACGGGACGGAGGGTGGCATAATATAAGGGAGAGGAAACTTGATGTAATAAAAAAACTGACCGAAGAAAATATGAGACTGAAAAAAGAGAACTTGGAATTGAAAGAACTATTGGAACATAGAGAAGAGTTTATAAAGGATCATTGTGCATAAAAATATATATAATTAATATATGAATAATAGTGAATTTTTTATGTATTATAGGGCAATTATAGTAAGTATAATAGCATCTTTATCGGATATTGGACTAATGTATCAATTGAATATGGTGACGAAATTAGATGAGGATATTATTCTGGGTATATCTTCAATGAGTGGAGTTATAATACAATTTTTTGGTCAAAAATTATGGACTTTTAAAAATCAAACGAAATCAAATAATGAATTAATAAAACAAATATTATTATTTTTTGGATTAGAATTATCTTTAATAGCTTGTGTTATATATGTGTATGATAAATCATATGATATGTTAGAAAAGAAAATATTGGAATTGTTGGGAGATAAAAATAATATAATAACCGAACATTTATTGGAAGGGGGTGGCGAAGGAAGAAGATTATCAACAATAGGTAAAATAATATTGAAATCAGGAATAGTATTTTTAACGTTTAATATAATTAGTTATCCGATATGGAAATACGTTATTTTTGTAAAAAAATAAGTTAGCTTCGCAAACTACCTTGCCATTGAATCATAGAATTATTAACAATAACCGGTACTCTATTAGGTGGGAGACCTGCTGGGGGCTGTTCAAGTTTTTTAGTTATTAAAAGTTCTTTTCTTTTTTTTTGAAGGAAATCGATGGTTTTTTCAAGATTTACTATTTTTTCTTTTATTTCTTTACACGTAGATTTAGTTTTTTTCTCAATCTTTTCAGTGCAATAAACAAGTTCCATAATTTATTAAATATAATAAATTATGTTTAAATGTGTTTAAATTTAAAATGATGGTCCGGACTGTGCGTGAGCACCTTGGAATAGATTTTGTACATCAGCAACATCGGGGATGGTGGCTTCATTAGAATGACCATATGCACCATATTGAAAATGGTCTTGGTCATCAATTTTATTACCAGAATTATCGACAAAAACATATTTAGCCAGTTTAACTGGATCAAAAACACCATTTTCGGGCGGGCCGTGTTCTTTAATATAAAACAAATAACGTATATCAAGATTTACATTGGCTTTAATATCACACATAATAGGAGCTTCATATTTTTTAGCTGCGATAATACCGGCGTCCTCGAGTTGAACCGTAAGAGTAGTTAATTCGGTTTTAAGACTATTGATTTCAACACTTTGGTCATCGTTTATAGTTTTAAGGGCGAAACCTTGTCTTGCGTTGGCTACTGTACTTAAAGCGAAACTACTAATCATTTGAATAGTAGAAGTTACAGATAATTGTTGAGAATAACCAGCCCAATTTTGAAGTTTTGCTTCAATTTCGGCACCATTTTGTGCGTCGAATTCTTGAACCGTGAGTTGTTGTTGTAAATCGCCTTGAAATTCTTGTATATATTGACGGTTAACATTTAAATCAATAAATTCTTGCACATCTCTTAAAACGGCTTCTTCTTGGTCTAAATTATTTTTAAGGGTTCTTGAATTAGTTAATGTCTGTGTCATAGCAGGTTTTAAAATACCCATGGACGAATGTTTTCTTGGCATATTTATTATTCATGAAGAGAATATAATATGGAATTAAAGTTATCAGGTTTATTAGGATTATTTAATTTGAAGGCATTTTTAAATCTTTCAATAAGTGCTGCTTTTTTTTCTAAATCTTTTTTTAAGAATTTATTTTCTTTCATAAATTTTTTAAGTTTATCCTTAATAACGTGGTCATCGGCAGAAAAATTAACATCTTCGTGTTGTTTTCTAACAAATAAAGTAAATGGATAAATATCTTTCATATCAAGGTGTGAAAATCCAATAGTAGCTTTTTGCATAATGGGGTCCGCTTGATTCAAGTCATTCAATAAATCGCCAAAAGGTTGTCTTTTATCAGACATATGTCTCAATAAATTATATGTAAAAACGCTAAAATGTTTAACCTGACCGGCTGTTGCTGGTAAAACTTTTTCATAAGATAAAGCATTATCATTACAAGATGATATACAAACGGCGTTACTTCTTTCATCTTTAATTTCTAAATTAGTTAATAAACTCAATGGTTTTGCCGTATATTTATATTTCAAATCACAAATAGAACCAGAATTACAACAATCAAATATAGAGATAACAGTAGCATCAGTAACAGAAATAATAGATTTAATAAGGTCGTCGGTTATGCGGTTACTTATATGGTCAGAAGGCAAAAAAACTTCATCCATATAATCAGCTTCGTCTAATCCCGTATCCTTCATTTGCGTTCCATGTCCTGTAAAATAAAAAAACAAAATATCATTTTTATTAGATAATGCAACCATCTCTTTCATTCTACGAACAATAGAGAAAAAGTTAGTATTTAAACTTTCTTTGTTATCCCCAATTTTTTTATCAGTAAGAATAAGAATATGGTCATTATCAAAACCTTCTTGTTCAATAAGAAATTTTTCAACAGCTAAAACATCATTATAAGATGCGTTCAATTCTAATTTTTCTTCATCGGGGTAATTTAGTCCAACTAATAAAGCATATTTTACCATATATTAATTATATACATAATATATTTATTTATCTTTCTTTAATATAAATATGGAAGGTTACGAAAACAAGGCGGCTAAGTTTTGGGGACAATATGGAGTTACTTTTCCAATGCTTGAAGAAAAAACAGAACAATTAATATATTATTTATATCTCAATAATTAATATTAATAACGAGATTTACTATAACCATTTTTAAAATCCTTAACATAAGGAAAAATTCTATGAGGATTTTCTTCATCGAAGAAAGTAAATTTTTGAGGAATGGTTTTATTAAAGAGAGAATTTTTATCATATGGCCATTCTTTACCTTCTAATTTTGGGATATCAAGAGAAGGCACACTGAAGTAATCAATTTTACTAACAAACCAATCTTCCATGGATTGTTGTTTTAATTCTTGGGCTTCATTATTTAACCATGTATGGAAACATCCACTATTGTCTATATTGGTTTTATTTTCTATTTTACATTGTTTAAAACCATCATATAAATTATAAAATTGTTCAAAAGACGTGGCTCTTTGTAAATTATTTGAATCATAAAAAAGAGTTCCTGATTCGGTGAGGGTGTCTCTATTACGAAAAATATGTTTAGTTTTTAATTTTTTAGTTCTTTCACTTGATGATGAGGATTCCGTATTTCTCCCAAACATTGAATTCCAACCAGATCTTTGCATAATATATATTACAATTTTATTTTTATTTTCCAAACGTGAGCGTCGAACACATTAGGACTCTTATCATTGGTTGTTTCAAGGGTTAGGGAATCGGCATTGGAAGAACCCATCCAGCAGAATTTTTCACTTTCAGTTTTATTGCCCGCATTTACTTTACCTGGTATAGATGCACCTATATTAGCACCGATAACAGCACTACTAACCGTTAAACCACTAATATCGTGAACGATGCCGGAAGGGTCGCCAGTGGCGAGGAATCCTTGAATACTCTCGGCGGTAGCATCAACAGCTTCGTAACTCAAATGTAATTTTGGTCTTAAATAAAAGATAATGAAATCACCAGCTACGAAAGGCATTTCACAACAAGTAGTTTTTAAAATATCAGCACCAGATAAATCCTTAGCATCTATAGTTAATAAAGCCCTGTTAGGAATTTGAACAAGTTGTTCATAAATAGATTGTAATGCGTTGTTAGAGCGACCTTCGCTTTTAAGAATCCCTAAATTTTGACCTTCAGTTCTGCTATGAGAAAATGTATATGTAAAATCATCGTTGTTAGCCACTGCTTCTATTTCATAATAATCACTAGCTACGGACCAATTGGTAGTGAAATGTGCTGTGCTTGCTGGAAATTCAGATGCTATTTGAACATCTGTTTTATTTTCAGTTATAGTAATTGTATGGGTTATTTTATTATTTGGATCAATAGCACTGGTTATCGTTTGTGTGATTGTATCGCCAGCTAACCAAGTTCCACTAAAGGTAACTTTAATTTTTTTCTTAGTATTGGTGTTAGCTATAACTAATGTTGTGGTAGTAGTATTCCCCCCACCTTGGATAACACGATCGACAAGTCCAGGATTTAATTGTTGGGAGGCGGGAGTAAGTCCGCCACCAAAAACCTTAGATAATTGTTCAGCAATGGAATTATAATAAAAATTAGTACCGAATTGATTTGCTGTATTTGTTTCAAGTTGAACTTGAATATTATCTTCATTCACAAAAAGTCCTTGAGCGAGAGGATGTCCAACTAAATGTGTGGCGCAAGTTCTTAATATACAAGGACCCAATGGTTGAGGACCATCAACAGGTGAAACAGTTCCTTGATATTTTAATGAATAAATATTATTTGCGGAATTATCTTCCAATCCAGTAACGATGGTTGGTAAAGGGTCGGCATCAACTTTGACGGTTCCGTCTTTAGCTACTAATGGTCTTCCTCCCATAGGAATACCGGCTGTAGAATGGTCTCCGGCTGCTGGATAATGTAGAAGATTACCTTTGGTAATGGCTAAAGCTATTTTGTTGCATAAAAAATCAATAGCGTGTGTTCCAGCGGCTTCATTAGCAAAGAAAATATTATTTGACGAATCCGCATCACCTATAAGAATAGCATTTGTAAAATCCTGATAACTTAAAGGATAATTGGAGTCGGTGGTCATATCTAAAGTAAATTGAAGGTGTGATTCTATAAAATCTTGACCTTGTGTATCTTCCCCATATATTTGCATGGTTCCCGATACATCGAATAAAACAGGTATTTGTATGATAGGCATATATGAAATAAACGCATAAATTAAATTTATAATAATTATTAATTTAATTTACAATGTGATTGTGATTTTCCAAATGTGTAAGTCCATTGTTCTTGTGTCTGTTTCATCGGTAGTCTCTAATGATAAACTATCCGCATTAGCAGAACCAACCCATCCAAATTTCTGTGCTTCTGCTTCATTACCACCTGTGGTGTTACCGGGGAATAAAACAGGGAAAGTAGATGATAGTTTTGTTATATTGGTTTCCAAACCACTAATATCTAATATAGAACCAGTTGTAGGATAACCATTAGTTAAAGTGCTCGTAGGGTATGTAGTAGCACCAGCACTTACAGGACTTGTATTAAATTTCAAGTAATATAGAATGAAATGTTCATAAGATCTGGTAGGTAAAGATCTCCATCTAACAACAAAATAATCATTTTCTTGTATAGTATAACCAACAAAGTTTATTTCTGTAGCCTGCGAATGAGGATAAGCTTCTATATGCCAATCGGTATCATTATCCCATTCTGATATTGTTCCAGAATTCAATGTTGCCCCAGAACCTAAATTATTAGCACTTGTTACATTTAATGGTGTATAAGTTGAACCATTTAATATTCCAAATTTTGCGGAAATTAGGTGAT